CAGTACCGTCAGCGTCATAGGCTTCCAAAGCACCAGAGGTAGTGTTAATCTGGAAAGAACCAGTATTAACAAAGCTAGAACCATTCCCGTTACCAAAAGACTTAGCCAGAGCAAACAGATCGTTGTCAACCTGCTTTGCCAGACCGTATCCTGCATCGCCAGTGTAGAACTGACGCAGTGAAGCGAGAGCCTGTACTTCGGTGATGTCTTCAATCAGACGAGAAAATTCAAAGTGCTTGTTGATGTTAATCAGAACTTCTGACTCAACAGAGTTCTGGATAGTTACGGCAGTTTCTGCAACTTTAGCAGTAGCTGAACCACGGGTAGGCTTAGGAACGTGAATGGTGTCACCTTTTTTACCAGTCATGCTCATTTTCTTAACGAGGTTAGCCATTACAAGATTGCTCTTGTATGCAGCAATTACTTCATCACTCCAAATTTCTGGAATAAAAGTAGCTGCGCTAGTGTTGTCTACTGCTCCACCCATGTTGGGATATACTGATGTAGCCATGATAATACTTCCTTTTAAAGAGATTAGTTATCTAACCCTTTTTTCAGCATAAGCCCTTTCTATTTCTGGAGATAAAGCTAAATACCTATCAGGGTCAGTTTGCATTAGTTTAATAATGTCTGAACGTCTATAGACTTTCTTAGATGCTGTCTCGCCACTTCCTTTTGCACCTCCTGTTGAGGCAGTCTTGACAGCTTCTTTCCTGCTTGCTTTTTCATTAGCGGCAGACTGAGCTACTGTTTGCTGACGCTCTTTCCAGATAGTAAAAAGCTCATCAGCAGCTTCATAGTCATACTGCGTATCTGCTTGTGCAAAAAGCTGAGTACGAATCTTTGATCCTTTAATCCAATCAACAAACTTACCGTTTTGCAGAATCTCTTTCATGTCAGGATGACGTTGTTGCAATTGAGACTGTGCTGTATGTTGCTTGTACTTCTGTGTTTGTGCTTCAGCAGCTTTGATTGAAGGATGATTCTTAATCGCTCTCTCGACTGCCTTGTCGGGATCAGAAAAAAAGTCTATGTCTTCTTCAGGTTCTTGGGTTGCTTGTGATGTTGTGTCGAGTTGTGTCTGTATGTAGTTGTCAACAACGGATCGCAACTCCCCTACTTCTCCGCTTTGCTTTCCTAGTAGCTTTTCAGCTTCTTGGTGCATCCTTACAATTTCAGCGGTTGACTTTCCTTTGTACTTGTCAGGGATGTCATCTTCTTGTGGAGTTTCCTGCTCTACAGGCTCCTCAGTTATCTGACTTACTTGTTCTTCGTTGTCTACGTCTTCAGGTGGACGCTCGTCTATTAGTGTTGCCATTATTAAACTCCGTGAGCATTCTCATTATGGAGGTGTATTATGCAGGGCTTCTATTAAGAATTGGCCTTGCGTTCTTGCTGTAACTTCTGCGCTCTGTTCCTTTCCCATTGTCTGGTAGCACCCATAAAATCACCAGAGATAGGGTCTAGCTTACTTCGCACAGCACTTACAATTCTTTTTGCGATCTTGTCACAATATAAACAAGGTATATGGGTACATTCTGAATCTATGTAACGTTCAGTTGTGTGTCCATGTTCGCAGCGATACTCGTAGATAGCCCTCATTAGGCAGTTTCTCTTTCTACTTCGTCTTCCTCTTGTATTGCTTGTTCTTCCGCTGCATCAATTTGAGCTTCTAAGTTTAGTAGGTTAGCTATGATAGAAAGTTGGCCTTTACGGAAGTGAAGGTCTTCATTATCTTTTGCAGCTTCTACTGAGTTGATAACTGTCGCATTAGACTTAAGGTCTTCCATTAGCTGTTTCCAACCAGCAGTTGAGAACATATCTCTAATGTTACGGTAATATAGCTCAAGGTTTTTGTCAATCATACTGTTTCTCCTATTAGGACAGCGTTGTTTTAATTAATCTTACCTTGTTATTATAACATAAATGAATAAGAAAGTCAAGCGTTATTTGTTTTTTTTACTTGACTTTTGTGTAGATTTGTTGTATATAGCGTCCCAGTTGGCTTTAAACTTTTGTTGATCTATCTTTCGCTGGGTACTTCCTTTGCCACCGTGTGTTTGACCCTTCATCGTTTTTTACCTTTATGAAGGCCATGCTTGGCGTGTTGCTTGCCTTCTGCCATAGCTGCTTTTTTCTTTACATTAGCAGCGGCTAGTTTCTTCTTACCTGCTGCTGTAGACTTCAGCTTACTGATTGTTTTAGAAGGTGCATAGACTTCTCCAGTCTTTCCGCTAGGTTTGCCAGAGGGTGTACGCCACTTCTGCTTAGTCCACTTCTTTAGGCTCTTCTGTGATTCTTTTAGTGCCACGCTTGTTTAGCCTTCTTTTTAGCCTTGTCGGACAAAGCGCCATAGTGAAATAACTTTTCACTGGTTTTATTGTGAGACTTACCTGAGTGCAAAGAACCGTCAGGCATTTTGTGTGTACCTCCTTTGTGGACAGTGCCATCTTTTTTGTAGTGGTTTACACCTTTCATTTGTATCCTCCACCTTTTGCCTTGTACTCCTTGGCTAACATCTGAGCTTTCCTAGCAGACCATTGACCAGCGTTACCCCCTTTAGTTCCTGCTTTGATCTTGTTAAACAAGTTCTTTCGCATAGTGGGCTTAGTGTAGTTCCCTGCTTTGTTTACTGTAGACATTTTTACCTACCTCTTTTAACTGGCTTCTTCTTTTTCTTTTTCTTAGGTTTACTACCGTATGTACCTGTACCGTATGACATAGTATTCTCCTGTTATGTTTCATATAATGCACAATGTACCTTTAAGTGTACGTTTATTGCACTTTTATGTACCTATTAGTGATTTATGTTCTTTATTTAAAGTAATCTAGTAATCTTGGTCTTTTAGTTTAAGCTCTAATTGTTTTACAAGAGCAGCTATTTGTTCGGCTTGGGTTTTTATTTCTTTCTTTTGAGTAGTAACACGAAGAACCAAACCCTCAACAATAGCGTCAGGTTCTTTTTTTTCAGGGAACTGTAAAATCATAAAATCACCATTTGCATTTATCAGCCCAATAAGCTGCTGACATTTTACCTTTGGCAATGTTCTTGCCGTGTCGTGCTTTAAAGCTAGCACGTTTAGCTTTCATTTTGTCTGACTCTCCGGCTTTGGGTTTGCCAGCGGTTTTTGCTCCTTGTTCACCAAATCTAATAGTTTTAATCTTGTCTCCTTCTTTTGCCACAACCACATGGCTTTTCTTCGGGTGATTTGGTGTCCGTTTACATTGATTATAACGACTTACGCCAGCCCTAGCTAGCCTTGGGTCTTGTTTTTTTACTGGCATTCTTAGTCTCCATTTGTTTCTCAAGCTGTGCAATCTTTTTAAATAGTTCCTCAAACTTTACATTTATTTGTTTAACAACATTTTCTAAGTCTTTATTGCTGACCATTGGGCATCATTCCTTGTAGTTGAGACTGAAGAGCCACTGGTTGAGGTTGTGGAGCTGCCTCTGGAGTAACATTACTCTCTTTAACTGCTACTTCACGTTCTTTAAGTAACTGCTTAGATATTTCAAGACGCTTCTGAAACTCTTTGTCGTCAGCATCTCCAGCTTTAAGGTTTGTAGTAACAGCTTTGATGCGATCAATCTCAAGCTCCTGTGGTATAGCCTGTGCCTCCACTGTAATCTTCTGTGCCCTAGCAGCAGACTCTTGTGCTTGTCCATTAAGTGCAGCAGTCTGTGACTGTTGAAACTGCACCTGAGCTTGCTGTGCTGCCTGTGCTGCTTGCTGTGCTTCTGGATTAGGCTGATTAGCTTGCTCAAGAGTAGCAATAAGCTCTTCACGATTAGACAGGTTCATGTTATCAATAATAGACATAACCAGCTTAGGATACATTGGCGTGTCTGGCGACATCGTTTGTAGTAGCTGAACAAGCTGAGTTACTTCATACTCACGAGCAATGATACCTAGTGAGCTAGCGGTGTGGAACTTGTAGTCAGCTACTGGATATAGCTCAGGCTCAAACTGCATGTAACGATAAGCAGCCTTTTGTACGAACGGGATGAGAAAAGAATCTTGGAAGTTAATTAGTGTACGCTTGTGTCGCTTAATGATAGCACCTAGTGACATAGAAATACCAGCGGCTGTAGAGTCCCCATTAATGGAGCCAGAAATACCAGCACTATCAATAGCGCCCGTAGCCGTCTGTACCATAGTCTGTAGTGACTGAGCCTGTGCAAAGGTAATCTGATTAACCTGACCAAAGTTAAAGGGCTGTAGAATCTCAGCAGGGTTACCATTAGTGAGAATAGTTTTCCCCGGCTGTATGGAGGGCTTTGCACCACGGGGCATACGACTAGCGTCCATAGCCATCATTGGGTGAATGGTTAGTGCTAGAGCGTCTATACGAGCGCGTAGCTCTGCGTCTAACGCCTTTTGACTGTTATACCCTTTCTCACATACTCCTCGTCCCCAGAAGCGGCTAGGAACGACATCCCACGGGAATGCCACGACTGGACGATCCTGCATCATGTACGGGTTTTTCTCAGCCTTTAACAAAGTACCGCCGTTAGCAATAACAACCATAGCTTCAGTGTAGTAGCTTTCTTCTTCTTCTTCTTCATTAAACTCTACAACTTCTTCGTTTTCTTCATTTTCTTCCATAGCTATTTTTAACAAATGCGTAGGGACAAGACCGTAGTATTTAGTCAGTCTAACCTTATCTTCAGGGAAGGTAGTTAGTTCCTGATCAGGTTCTAAATCAAAGTCACTAGAAGCAACAGACAAGGACTCGTCACGGTATACACCTTTTTCCTGTAGCTGTTCAACCAAATGACTAGACACATACTCGTCTACTGCACATCCTAATGCAGTGTCAATGTCCGTAGCTACTGGATCAATCAAGAAATTTTGAGGCATAACAGGACGCAGCTTAACACAGGTACGGTCTTGTATGGTAACTCCCACGGCTTGTAACTCACCACCCATAACAGGCTGTGTAGCAGGAGCCATTTCTTTTTCTTCTTCTATGACAATTTCTGCAATGCCTGTACCAAACACAGCAGCGTTAATCAAACACTCTGCTACATTCTTTCGTACTTTATTCTTTGCAAAGTCTTCTTCTAAGTAACTACGTAAGGCTGCAATGTCAGCGGGGTTTTGATCACGTACATCGTCTTTAATGTCAAACCACTTACCACGACCAAAGGTAGCTTCCTCTAGTTCTGCTACAGAGGACTCAACAGCCTGCTGTAGTGCAGGAGATATAATCTTAGATCGTTCTGACTTACGGGTCTGATCTTCCGATGACCATTGACCACGCCACAGTCGATAGTATTCGTCAAAGCGTTGTGAATAGTTAGCTTCGTAATGATCGCGCCAGCTATCACACTTATCCATTACCCAGCCTTCAATATCTTGCTCTACTGTGAAGTTATCATTGCCTTCTAGTTCCATAATTAATAGCCTGCGTATTTGTCTAGGAATTCGTAGTCCTCTTCTTCATAGTCAAAAGCATACGAGACCTTAGCTAGCTGGTCAATGTATGCAAGAGCATCTATCAAGTCATCGTGGACTAATTGATTAGGGAACTGAAACAACTCGTCTAGGAACTGAGCATTCCACTTACCCTTGTTTAATACTAAGTTACCATGTTCTAAACGGCCTTGTAGCGCCCACACGATCCTGTCTGTCTTCTTCTTGTTGCCGTGTGTCAGCTCTTCTATTCTAAAGAATCTTTGGTTCTTCTTCATTATGTCGTTCAGGTAGGGGTAGACAGCGTTCTTTAACGCACCCTTCTCAATACCTACTGCGACTGGTTGGTAGTCTCTGACTGCTTCAAAGATTCGTCTGGCAGTCTCTTCGACGCCCCAACGGCCATGTATGATATTAGCAACCCACCACCCGTCCACGCCCGCTTTAACCACAGCAATTGCCGTCTGGTCAAGTCGTTTGGTTTTAGTCGTGACTTTTTGTACATCTGCAAATCCTGCCAAATCGACAGCAATGTAATAATTACCATCAGTAGGTTCTTCCTCACTAAATCTAACATCTTCTTCTTTAAAGAGTTCACTGCCGTGCGCCTCAAAGGAAGCCATAAACTCCTGACGGAAAGAGAAGGCTGACATAGAGCCTTTAGCTGCTTCAATCTCTTCAGGATCAAGTAACGGATTATCGTAGCTAGTAAAGTGATACCCCTTGAACGTAGGGTCTTCAGAAATACTAGCGTACTGGTATAGATCGTAGAAGTGATTACGACCCATAGGTGTACCAATAAAGAGCGCATCACCCTTCTGATCAGCCAATGCAGGACGTAGGATTTGCTCCCACACCTCTGGCTTCATGTCTGCGTACTCATCCATACACAGAAACTTTAGACTGACACCACGCATGGTCTCAGGTCTGTCAGCGCCCTTCAGAGAGATGGTGCAGCCATTGATCAGCTTAATCTGTAGGTTGTTAACGTGGGCTGTAGAAATAACATTGTGTGCTAGCTCCAACAGCAACTGCCACATAATGTCTCTAGCCTGACCCTGTGTGGGGGCAACGTAGAACACCTGACCTCTCTTCTCAGACAAGGCACTGATGATCAAGCGCCAAGCAGCTAGTCTACTTTTACCTGTACGTCTACCCGCAGCTACTACTTTAAAGCGTGTGTCATCTTCCCAGACTTCCTGCTGCCAAGGTAATAGCGAGACATTAAGATCAGTCAAACTAGTAAGCCCACATTACAGGAGCTTCATTACCGTCAAGGTCGCGGATGTCAACATGCACAAAGCTATGAGCAACTCCAATTCCTGAAAAGCCCAGCGAAATAGCCTCCTGAACAATTCTAAACCGTTGTACACCGTCTCTGACTTTAATGTCCGCTGCAATACCTTGGGCATGAGTTCCTGCTTTCTCCTTCTTGGCTTCTATAGGGTGGTCTTCAGAACGATAACCACTCGTGATAACGAAGGGGAATCCACAGTTTGCGCGTAACAAATCTAACTTCAATAACAATCTATCACTAATTTCGTTCTCTCCTGTGTACTGACAGGCAAACTCTTCCTTAGTAAAGTAGTTTAAGTCTTGATTTATATCATACATCTGTATAGTCCCCTTCAATGGGTTCTTCAGCGCCGCCAGATATGACAGTAGTCTCACCACCAACTCCTGTAATAGAGATGTTAATGGCACTCTTGCCCCCGCTGGCCTTATCCTTTTCAAAATAGCTGACAGGTAATAACCTATCCATACAGAGCTTCCATGCTGCTGCTTGATTTTTATGGTCATCGTCCAAGGCTGCTGACAATATACTATCTAGCACCTTCCTACTCTTAGGGGATGCTAGCATTCTAGCCTTGTATTCATTTATGACCGCTGCGTCACCCTTGGGCCTACCTACTGAGTTACGTTTGCCTTTAGTTTTTGACACAACTGAGTTCTTTTTAGGACGCCCAACCCGCTTCGCGGACTGACTACCCTTAGAATCTTTAGTATTCAAAAGCATATCCTTTGGTTATCTTAAGTATACTTAAGTATACTTTAGGATATTCTTTAATTATTATTTAAAGATTATTCTTAAAGGTGTTCTTAAGTATACTTAAGGCGCTTGGTTATCTTTATCTCTTTAGTATACTATATATTATAGCATAAATTAAAGTAAAAGTCAAGCATTATTTACCAATATCCTTAAGTTTCCTTTAGACCGCGAATCTAGCCTAAAGTTCCCTACTTGTGTCATACTTTTTTATTCTAATGATGTCCTTTCTTATACCCTGTGGCTACATAAGGGCCAGCTTGTGTTTTCTTAGGTATATTACAGGCTTACAGGTATTCACAGGGATTATACAGGTATCCTAATTTACTACTTTTTTGTATACTGGAGGGTACTACACAGGTAGAACATCGGTCAACCCCCTCCCCGCCCCTGTTTATCACACAGCTACACAAATGTCAAGCCCATTGGTGACCACAAGGCCTATAAGGGTCACGCGGGCAGCCTAAGCATACACGCGGGCCATGGTCAACCCTAAGTGTGACCGGATGCTCAAGGATAGTCACGTTTACATCTGTACAGAAGGGGAGTGTGTATGCTATAGGGTACATATGCGCACACTAGTACCACACAAGCAACCACAACGCAAGGTATTTATTTGTAGCCTAAAGGTTGACAATGGTTGTCATCTGTAGTATTCGCGCGCGCCCGCTCTTTATATCTAGGCCATATGAAATTAATTGTAAATATATTGAAATAGTTGTTGACACCATGCGGCGAAGCTATATACTGGACACATCAAGACAAGGGCGCAGCGAGCGCAACACTTAATCAGCACAAGGTGGCACACTATGAAACACTGGGAAGTAGAACACGCACTAGCAGGTCATATCCGTATAGAGTGGAATGAATCAGCCACGTTTAACCTACAAACGCCTATTGGTGGCGAATGGGTCGATTACCATTGCTTTACCTGTTACGGTATTGATACAGAACAAGAGGCGTTAGAGTTTGCCGTAGGCCAATTGGATGAAAATGAAGAGGTTCAAGATGAAACTTAAACTTATAGACAGTAATCAAACAGAGCTAGACTTAGGATTCGCACAGGTATTTTTCAGCTACGAGACAGCAGTAGCCGCACGTTTAACAGACGGCACACTGGTACGCACAGCGGAGCGATATAGCGTTACCACTACCAAGCACATCAACAAGTGGCTAAACGGCTGTGAGGCGCTTACAGTGCCACAGGATCGCATTGATTGTCTGCTGACTTCAACCAGTGAATGTGATCCAGACTATAACGAGGTGGCATGATGAATAAGTCCGTACTAATTGAGATTAAACATAGCTATGGTCGCAAGATCATATACCCCGCATGTAATAATTCGGAGACATTCGCTAAACTTACTGGGTGCAAAACTCTGACTACGCAGGCGCTTGAGCTGATAGAGCAGCTAGGCTATACTATTGACACGATAACCCCAGACTGGAGATAATGACATGACAGCAGGCAATGGCAACGAGTATCACGGAGACGAGCATATATTGAGTGATGATGATGAGCATCTACCCATGCAGCAATGGGAGATTGACGAGGCACTGGCTGATGAAAGACGAGACGATCAAGGGCTAGACGATAACCAGAGAGCATATATTGAAGGTTTTAAAGCAGGATCACAAACCATAGAGATGTCAGCCTATGAGCGAGGCGTGAGGGCTGGCATACTGCACAAAAATGGAGGCAATAACTAATGCGGCTATTTAACAGGGAATTATCAATAGAATTAATTAATGGGTGCGGAGTGTTTCTTGAGTTTGCCGACAGTCGGGCGGTATGGGTGCGCAACGTAGAGACCGAAGAGATGTATGCTATGCCCTTTGAAGGCGTGTTGCTGCATTTACCTTTCATTCTGATCAGTTATGGTCAGGTATATACGGAGTATGATTACAATGAGTAAAATCAAAGAGAGGCTATTAGGCTACGACCACGAGCATAGCGACTGGATAGAAGATTCAGTCCACGGAATGGTTGACGAGCTAATTGAGTATCAGGTATACTGTATGTCATTATCTGAGCTAACATCCAGAGTAGCGAAACAAATGCGTGATGAATACTACGGTAATTCATACACTGAGATGACACAAAAATACAATGAGGTATTCCCCAATGAGTAGATGCAAAGCGTGTGACGTTATCCTAAATGAGTATGAGCTAAAAAGAATCGACCACCAGACGGGTCTACATCTTGACCTGTGCAATGTGTGTGCCTCTCATTCAAATGATGCAGTATTGGACGAGGTAAATAAAATATTTGACAGTTTAAGCACTGATGAGCTTGACAGGATGTTTAATACTTGATATAATACTTATGTAGTTAAAGGAAATGTTTTAGAATTAATCTTTAAAGTTTAACCAAACGATACTTAAGTAGTATCAAACCACAACCAAGAGGAAAAACCATGGCAGTAGTAGAAGGCACAATTGCGTTTGAAAACCTAGACACCCACGAGATGTATCAGGGTCAATCCACAGGCAAATACTCAGTTGTCATTAGCTTAGACGACAAAACAGCGGATCAGCTAGCGGGTCTAGGTGTCAAGCTGCGTGAGTACGAAGGTACAAAGCAACGTAAGTTTAGCACCAAGTATGACGTACCAGTGATGGACGTAGAGGGTCAGCC